AAAACAGAAATTGAGGGCAAGATCCTTAAGGCAGACGAAGAGCAACGTATTGTCTATGGGTGGGCCTCTGTCATTACTGAGAATGGTGAACGTGTTGTTGACCGTCAAGGTGATGTTATCGAAGCTGACACACTTGTGAAAGCCGTAAATGATTTTATGGAACATATTCGTGTTGGTAAAACAATGCACACAGGTAAAATGACAGGGCGTGTAATTCACTCTCTGCCTATCACCAAAGAAATCGGTGAGAGCCTTGGCATACAGAGTGACCGTGAAGGATGGGTTGTAGCTTACAAAGTCTACGACGATGACGTCTGGGATAAGGTCAAATCTGGAGAACTTGCGGCCTTCAGTATCGGTGGTCGTGCAATCAAGGAGAAACTAGAAGATGCATCTTCTTAAGCAACTTGAGCTTGACGAACTATCTTTGGTTGACCGTCCTGCGAATGCGTCTGCCAAAGTTGCTCTGTTCAAGCGTGATTCCGAAGAGGAAAATATGGAAAAAGCATACAAAATGAGTGATGCCGAAATGGAGGAAATGGACAAGATGTCTGATGACCTCAAGGCTAAACTTCGTGGCTACATGGATAAAGGTTACACTTTCCCAGAAGCTAAGAAAATGATGGACGAGGATGATATGAAGAAAGCTGACGAGGATATTTCTTTGGAAGCAGAACTTATCGCTCTGAAAGAAGAAAACGAAAGCCTACGCAAAGAGCTAGGTGAAGTCGTTGAGAAAAAAGAAGAGATCGTAGAGACGATTGAGGTTAATGGAGAGATGGTCGTAAAGGCTGACATTCCAGAGCCTGTCTTGAAAGCTCTTGAGGAAGCTAAAGTTGAAAAGCAGATGATTGAACTGCGCAAGAAAGCTGAAGCTGAATTACCACACTTTGACGTTGAAGTAGCTATGTCGTTGCTTGATGTTATTAAGGGTGATGCAAAAGTCCTAGAGGCACTTAAGGGCGCAGACGCTGCCTTTGCTGCTGCTATGGATGAAGTGGGAGAGAAAGTTGTCGAGGCCGACATGTCTGATCCACAATCTAAATTAGACAAGATGGTAGACGCCTATGCCGAAGAGCATAAGGTCAACAAATACGCTGCTTTTGATGCCATCTCTAAAACAGCAGAGGGTAAATCCCTTATCGCTAAAACTTATGAAAAGGATGAGTAATCATGGCTGTAACACAATCACGTGACACACGCTCACTAATTGCTGGCGAAGATTTGTCGTCTTCTCAGTTCAAATTCGTAACACTGGAATCTGATGGTCAAGTAGACCTTGCTGACTCTGCAGGAGAGCGTTGCTTTGGAGTTCTGGAAAATGACCCAGCATCAGGTGAAGAGGCAACTGTTGTTGTTTCTGGTCAAACTCGCATCACATGTGGCGGCACTGTTGCTGCTGGTGCGCAACTTCAAACAGACGCATCTGGTGACGCTATTACAGCAGCATCAGGAGATGTTTCTATGGGATACGCAATGGAAGCTGGCGTTGACGGTCAAGTCATCGCTATGGAGCTTATCCAAGGCGGCAACATCCTAGCGTAACCTATAGATAGGAAGGAATAACAACAATGCCTATGCTAACCGCCTCACAGGTACATATTGATCAGCCATTAACAAACCTGACAGTAGCGTACCTACAATCACAAGACAACTTTATCGCTGATAAGGTTTTCCCAAACGTACCTGTTGATAAAAAGACCAACAAGTATTACATCTATGACCGCGAGAACTTCTTCCGCAATGAAGTTCAGCCTCGCGCTCCACGTACTCGTTCACAGCGTATCGGTATGTCAATCTCAAACGCAACGTACACTTGTGACGTGCGGTCTTTGTCTACAGACTTTGACTTTGAGACACTGGCAAACGCTGACACCGCTTTGGATATTCGTCGCGGTGCATCAGAAATGCTCACACACAATCTCTTGATTGACCGTGAAAAGCGTTTCATGTCTACGTTCTTTGGAACAAGCATCTGGACAACTGAGTACACTGGTGTTGCAAATGCTGACAATGACACTGCAGCAGAAGTCACACAGTGGGATGACTACACAAACTCAACCCCAATCGTTGACGTAACAACTGCCCGTCGTGCGATGCAAGTTGCTTCTGGTGGCTTCAAGCCAAACAAAATGGTTGTTACCCGTGATGTTCACGACACATTGGTCAACCACCCAGATGTTCTGGCACGTATCAACGGTGGTGCAACAGTTACTAACACCGCTTTGGTAACGCAAGCTAAACTTGCTGAGATCTTTGAAGTTGCAGAATACTACATCGTTGACGCGATTGAGAACACTGCAAAAGAAGGTCTTTCTGAGTCTCTTGCATTTGTAGCAACCAAGAAAGCTGCTCTCTACTATGCACCACAATCTGCAGGATTGATGGTTCCATCAGCAGGGTACAACTTCACATGGAACGAACTGGATAACGCATCTGGTTATGGTATCGACATTCGTTCTTACACAGGTGACTTCCTGCGTGTTGAAGGTGTTGCAGAGCTTCTTGAAGCTAACATGGCTTATGACCAAAAGGTTGTAGGTGCAGACCTTGGTGTGTTCTTCAACACAATCTTGTCATAAGGAGTAGGTGAATGACCCGACCGCCTTTCCAATATGATAAGCCAGTCTTCGTGCGTAATCCTAATGGATTGCTGATGAGTGGTAAACGCTATGCTAAAGGTGATCTCGTTCCTTGGAAGGAGCGGGGTCTCCCAAAGGCTAACATTGAACGTATGTACAATGAGCATCATCTTCATCACAACGAAGAAATGGAAGAGTCTGTCAAACCCTCCGTTGGAGATGGTCTGGATGAGATGACTAATGAACAGTTGTCCATCCTCGTTAAATCTATCAACGCTAAAGTAAAAGAGAAGACATCTGGCGAGACTGAATACGACAAGAAGAAATGTCGTGTCTCTAAGATTAAAGATAAGCAAGTAGGCTTAATTCGTTCTTGGCGGAGAAACTACGGAGATTTTGAGGCAGACTAATGGCTTGGACTTATGATGAAACTAATCTCGTAAAGACTACAGCAGCAGGTAGGTTGAATGTAGTCAGGCTTCTTATTGGGGACACTGATACAAATGATCAGTTAATCAAGAACGAAGAGATTACTTTTGCTTTATCTGAAGCCAATGATAATGTCTACTTTGCAGGAGCTTGGTCAGCTAGTTCTATTGCTGCTCAGTTTGCTAGAAGAGTAGATACTAAATTAGATGGAGCTTTGTCAGCTCAGTATAGCGATTTGGCTAAGCAATATAAAGCTCTATCTAATGACTTACGGGAGCAGGGTCAGAAATACTCAATGACATCTGCAAGTATACGTGCTGGCGGAATTTCTAAAGCTGTTATTGACGTAAATAGGGCTCTTACAGATAGACCTGATCCTGCTTTTGCTAAGGGTCAATTCGATAATCCCCCTAATGATTCTCAGTATATCAGGGATTATGACTAATGGGCTTCAGAGCATACGACCTCTTAAAACTCGTAGAGGAGCATGGAGAAAGCTTAACTCTTCGTAAGAAGACCTATGGTGACTATGACCCTGCTACCAGCACTGTGAGCAGTACCTCTACCTCTGATAACGCTATAACTGCCTACTTTTATAACTACGAGTTAGGTATAGCTGATCTGAGTAATATTAATAGAGGTATGCGTAAGTGTGCTATATCTGCCCTTGGTTTAGCTGTTGTACCAGATACAGAAGATGAAATTCTGGGAAATGGGGATACAGTACATATTACAAATGTGTTGACTATGTACTCTGCAGGTCAAGCTATCTGCTATATATGTGATGTGAGAGAATAATGCAGGTCACAGTTAGTAAGGCTCGCATAGCTGAAAAATCTAAAAGGCTAGAAACTGCAGCCCGTAGTAGGATTTATGAAAATATAGACGAAGCAATAGAGTTCTTAAGTTTCCATGTTCCTGTTGATACAGGGGCTTATGCCAGTTCAATGCACTTAAATTCTCGCGGGGATAACTCTGGCTCAGGTCAAACCTCTAGACGTAAACAACGTGGACAAGCTGCAGATCCTGTTCTAAATGAAATGGAAGCTAGATTGAGAACCAGTTTAAATTCTATTGATCTTCTGGATGGCATAACTATAGTCAATAAAGCTCCCCATGCTAAATATGTAGAATTGAAGTATGCTATCTTTGATCAGCTTAGGGACATCTTAAGATGAGCGCAATATATCAGCACATAAGACGCGCTCTGGAAGTTGAGCTAGATAATCAGGCTATAGCTGATGTTGCCTATGAAAATATCTCTTTTACTCCCACAACAGGCACTAGTTTTTTACAACCCGTATTTACCCCGACCATACGCAGACCCGCAGTTATGGGAACAGGACCTCAGCAGAGATATCAAGGGATATTCAGAGTTCTTTGCCATGCTGCAGAAGGTACTGGTCCTAGTGTAGCTGATGGATTAGCAAACAGTGTAATAGCAGCCTTCGAAGCTGCCACTGATATTAGCTATAACACTGGCTCAGAAACAATCAAAGTATCTATAAGTTATGCTGAAAGATCGGCAGGTATCTTAGATACTCCTTGGTATATCGTACCAGTCAACATAGGCTGGTATATTTTTGATTAGGAGAAACTAAATGGCTTTCGCACAAGGCTCTCGTTCTACCCTGTCGTTCAAAGAGGAAGCAACTTTTGGCACGACACCAGCAGGTAACTTTCAAAACCTGCCTTTTACTACACACTCACTAAATCTCACCAAAGATCGTGTGGCTGGTACAGATATTCAGTCTGACCGTATGCCTCGCGTTGATCGTCATGGTAATAAAGTTGTGGGTGGAGACATTGTAGCAGATTTACGTCACGCTGAGTTTGACGTTCTTATGCAATCTGCTCTTATGTCAGATAATGACTTCGCTACAGGCTTTACTGCTGGCGATGGATCTACAACCGTAACTAATGCAGCTATCGTAGGTACTACACCTACCTTTCTGTCGATTGAGGATTACTCAGCAGACGTAGACCAAGCACGTTTGTTCACAGGTTGTGCAGTAAACACAATGGCTGTTTCTATGGCCCCCAACCAGATGGTAACGGCTACCTTTGGTATGGTTGGCAAGACAATGACGATTGGCGCTACACAGAAGACACAAGATGCTTCTGCTGGTAACGAACCATTCGATGCTTACTCAGGTGATATTAAGCTTGGCAACAAGGGTACACTTGGTTCAGCATTGACGCTTATCACTGCTCTTGACTTTACTGTCACAAATAACTTTGCTCCAACTCTGGTTATTGGTGAAGATACACCAT